ACGTAAGTAGGCAGTCTCGCGTAACCTTCGGTGGTACAAAGAAATAATATTTCTTAAACTATCGATTTAAATTAACCCGTTTACATTTATGTAAACACTAAGGAGTAATAACATGGCTAATAGAAACTCAGCCGGTTTTGGGTTCAGACCAAATGGAACGCTAGGTAATACACCTGCGACTCAAGGTCTATCTCAGTACTGGATTGATTCTGCAGCAACAGTTGATCTTTTTAACGGTATGGCGATGAAATCGTCAGGCGGTTATATGATTACTGGTGAAAGTGCAACTACAGTTACGACTATAGGTGTTCTCTACGGAATCTATTATACAGCGGCTTCTACTAATAAACCCACTTGGGCACATTGGTATGACGCAACAATTACTCCAGCAAACAGTGAAGACACACAAGCGTTTGTTAATGATTATCCTTTCCAGAAGTATACTATAGCTTCAGATGCAGCAGTAGCGTCAGACGTTCCTGCAGCTCACGTGAAGTTTATGGAAACTTTCTCCGTGTATGCAAATACAGGCGGAAATACTACATCAGGTAAATCAACAGCAACTCTTGACATCGCGGCAACGAATGCAACAACACACTCTTGGAGATTACTAAGAAGTGCTGAGGAAGTTGAAAACAACGACCTTACAGCAGCTTATTGTTCTCTAGAAGTTGTTTCTAACTTGTCCGAATTTGTCGGAACTGGAACATAGGAGCATAATAACATGGCAATATCACGAGCACAGCTAGTGAAAGAACTAGAACCAGGTTTAAATGCACTATTTGGCCTGGAGTACAAAAACTACGCTAACGAGCACTCACAAATTTTCGATACTGAAAATTCAGACAGAGCTTTTGAAGAAGAAGTAATGTTATCAGGATTCGCGAATGCTGGAGTTAAACCTGAAGGTTCAGCAGTTAATTATGACGCTGCTCAAGAAACTTTCACAGCTCGTTATACGCACGAAACGCTTGCTTTAGCGTTTTCAATTACTGAAGAAGCGATTGAAGACAATCTGTATGACAGACTCGCGTCTCGTTATACAAAAGCACTAGCACGTTCAATGGCTAATGCTAAACAAGTTAAAGCAGCGAACGTTCTCAATAGAGCGTTTAACAGTTCATACACTGGCGGAGATGGTTTAGAACTTTGTTCAACAGCACACGTAATTGTGTCTGGTACAGAACAAAATGAACTATCAACTGCAGCAGACTTAAACGAAACTTCATTAGAGCAAGCAATGATTGACATTGCTGCGCTGACTGATGAACGAGGTTTAAAAATTGCAGCTCAAGGAAGAAAAATGATTATTCCTTCGGCGCTTCAATTTACTGCTGAAAGATTATTAAAATCTGTCGGTAGAATCGGAACAGCTGATAATGACATCAGTGCTGTTGTATCTATGAATGTGATCCCACAAGGTTATGTGGTTAATCACTATTTAACAGATACAGACGCATGGTTCATTAAAACAGATGTTCCTAATGGACTAAAACACTTTGTTAGAGCACCAATCAAAACCGCTATGGAAGGCGATTTTGAAACTGGTAACGTTAGATACAAAGCTAGAGAAAGATACAGCTTCGGCTGGTCTGACTGGCGTGGTGTCTTCGGATCACCAGGTGCGTAATAGCAACTAAAACAAATTAATGAGGCGGCCTCAAAACCGCCTCATTTCGTTAATAAAGATAGAAATTACCTATGAAAAACTTCAGAATTCAAATTCGATATTGTGGCTATAGCGCTGACTTTAACGTCACGTGTGAAGACACCCCTCAAGGTATCGAAAAAGCAATCCTTGACAAACTAGGAAAAAATGAGGTAAAGTTCTAATCTGATGGATTTACTTGTAAAACTGGTAAATGGATAACTTATGAGGAGGTTATCAATGATGGAAGACCTATACACTACGAAACGGTCCTTGGAGTTAGAATGGCAACAAGTTCACCTGAAGGAAGGTAGATATACTTTACATATGGGACATATCGACAAAAAAATTCAGGAAGTTGTTAAAGATATTATTGCCAAAGAGTTTGAAGAACAAACACTTCAAACTAAAATAAAAGAAGCCAAGCCCGAAGTTTCGATAGCCACTTAAGCGCTATCAAAAATCAATTTTTTACTACAGAATACCTTGCGCTTTTTTTAAAAAAGAGCTATAGATTAATTACTATACAATTAATTTAGAGTGCTGACGAGTATAGTCGACGGCCTAGAGACAGCATTCACAAAACTAGGAGGATTATAAAATGGCAAATAGTACATTTAACGGTCCGGTACGATCCGAAAACAACTTTAAGATTGTCAGCAAAGCTGCATCTACAGGTCTTGTTTCTGATCGAACGGTCCAAAGCGGAATGAAAGACTCTCGAAGATATTATCTTGACGAGTGGTTCAGTCAACTTCCGGCTATTAACTCGTACCTTGAAGCATCAGAAACAAAAGACTGGGGCAACTTAGGAGACGGTAATGAGTTAACAGAAGACGTAACAGTTACAGGTGCAGCAATGACAGGAGACTTTGCTGTCGCAACAATGAGTGTTGATGTTGTAGACTTAACTATAACGGCATCAGTAACAGCAGCAAACACAGTTACAGTTGTTTTAGGAAACTTCACAGGTGGTTCGTTAGACCTTGGATCTGGAACATTGTATGTTAAAGTTTTCAAAGCTGGTTCAACAGCAGTAGGTAAAAACGTTAACTTTGAAGTATTAGGTACTAACATGACTACAGCGTTAGCTACTAGAAATGCTACTGTTGCAGCAGTTACGCTGTCAACAGCAGGTGCTGACCAAGACCAAGCAATTTTGGCTCCACACTTAGACAGTGGACAAACAGCTTGGACAGGTGTTGTTTGGGGTACTGAAAACCAAACTGAATGGGAAGCTTTAGTTCGAACAAGTTCGGCTATCGACAACCAAAAAATTTGGGCTGGTTTAAAACTGACTAATGATCAATTACCTCAAACGGATGCAGATCAGGCGTATTTTTATTTTTCGACTGATGCAACGAATGGGCAAGTATTGTCAACTTATACACCATTGTACTTTATTCATTCTAATAACGGCACTGACTATCTAACGAACTTAGGTATCACAGTGGCGGCAGATACAAATTATCATTTAAAAATTTCGATTGATAGTGATAGAAAACCATCTGTTTTTGTGAATGGTAGACAATACAGTGTAACAACAAGTGCAATAACGGCTTTTGATGGCACAACTTCAGTTACTGGAACAACTCAGGCAACTATTGCAGCGAGTTATTCAGCTGGTAATGCTAACACTCAAAAGGGTGCAGCGTTGAAAAACGACATTAATTTAATTCCTTACGTAGGGATTGAAGCTGGCGACGGCGCGGCAGCAGCAGTAAACGTTAGTTATAGTACAATTAGCAGACTACTGTTTGAATAATAAATAAACTTTAAGATGGGGCTTCGGCCCCATCTAATAATCTTAATTAAGGAGGGATTATGGCAGACACAGTAACAGGACCAACAATTCTACAACAAAATGATGTAAGAGTTGTTATCAAATTAGTTCAATCATCAGACGGAACAGGTAAAACAACAGTTTTTGGAGATGTTTCAGCATTAGCTGCAAACGAAAATGGAGATTCAGTTGCGCATTTAAATCTACAAAGAATTTGGTTTTCTTGTTCTTCAGGTAATGGTTTTGATTCGTATGGCCGTTTAGATGAAGAAGATTCAGATGGTGATATTCCTATTTTAGGTTTAACAGGATCAGGCTATTGGGATTTTAGAGAATTTGGTGGAATACCAGCAGATAAATCTTCTAACAGTAACCAAAGTGATGTAAATTTTGTTGTTCCAGGTGCCGCTGATTCTGGAAACATGTACACGGTAATAGCAGAATTTAAGAAGTTATATTAGGAGGTAGCTCATGGCTAATACTACTTCTGGAACAGTCACTTTTGACAAAACATTTTCTGTTGATGAAATTATCAATGAAGCCTATGAGCGTATAGGTTCTCAAGTAACTTCTGGATATCAATTAAAAACAGCAAGACGATCTTTAAATATTCTTTTTCAAGAATGGGGCAATAGAGGTTTGCACTACTGGGAAGTAGGTGATACTAATATTGATCTAGTTGAAGGTCAGGCGGAATATACTTTTTATAGAGCATCGGGCGATGGAACAAGTTCTACTACAGCAGGCGGAACAACTGGAACTTCTACTTATGGCTTGGATGATGTTTTAGAAGCTACACTTAGATCTGATAAAACAGATACAGATCAATCTGATTCTTCTCTTACAAAAATAGCTAGATCTGCTTATTCAGCATTATCAAGTAAACTTTCTAAAGGAACTCCATCACAATATTTTGTTCAACGATTCGTGGACAAGACAACTGTAACTCTTTATCCAACACCAGATTCAACAAATGCGTCAAAAGATGTCCATGTGTTTTTTGTAAAAAGAATTCAAGATGCAGATGCAACTTATACAGACGCAACAGATGTTCCGTACAGATTTGTACCTTGTATGGTTTCAGGACTTGCATTTTATTTATCACAAAAATTTAACCCACAATTAGTACAACAAATGAAATTGTTGTATGAAGACGAGTTAACACGAGCATTAGCAGAAGATGGTTCTTCATCTAGTACTTATATAACTCCGAAGAATTACTATCCGAATATATAATGGCATACGCACGAGGAAAATACGCACAGGCAATATCAGACCGATCAGGAATGGCTTTTCCATACAATGAAATGGTCAGAGAATGGAATGGAATGTTTGTTCATAAATCTGAATATGAAGCTAAACAACCTCAATTACAACCAAGACCTCATGGTGGAGATGCACAAGCTTTACAAAATTCTAGAACAGATAGAACAGAAAGTACTGTGGCACAATTATTAATCCCTGATCCATTTACCACGTATGCAGCTTCATCAGGCATTATTAATGTTCATGCATCAGCTCATGGGTTGACAAATGGATCAACGTACAGATTTAGAGGAGCACCAACAACTTCAGGCACTTATGGTGATCCTGGTAGTTTTGATGGTATAGCAGGATCAAATATTGCATATGCTTCAGGTTATGCTATTGTTACAGGTAAGTATGTTAGCGGTGATAGAGACACAGATTTTACAACAGATTGGTTTTATTTTACAGTTAACACGAACACTGCAACAGCAGGTAGTGTGAAAGGAGGAGGGTTTCCAGTCTCAATCGGACCAGTAACTCTATCAGCATAATGGCAGGATTTACATATTCAACACTTACAACAGCAATTCAGAATTATACTGAAGTAGGAACCGACGTACTTTCAAGTACGATTACAGATCAGTTTATAGATAATTCAGAACTTAGAATACAAAGAGAGGTTCCAATTGATGCAGATCGAAAAGAAATGCTTGGAAATTTAACGGCTTCAAAAGATAATGTTCATGCTCCAGCTGGAACTTTATTTGTTAGAGGTCTTCAAGTTTATACTTCAACGACTGCTGCAACAGGAGCTAATAGCTGGCTGGAGAAGAAAGATATTAGTTATTTAAGAGAATATGATGCAGCTGAAACGACTACTGGCACACCAAAATATTATGCTATGTCAGGAGGAGCAGAGGGAACGGGAGCAACTTCTTCAGGAAGAATTACAATTGTTCCTACACCTTCTTCAGCTTTTATGTATAAAATTCATTACAACGCTAGACCAACAGGATTGAGTTCAGCAAATACAACAACTTATTTAAGTCTTAATTTTGGCAATGGACTTTTATATGCATGTCTTGTGGAAGCATTTAGTTATTTAAAAGGTCCAACGGATATGCTACAATTATACGAACAAAAATATCAAACCGAAGTACAAAAATTCGGTGGAGAACAACTAGGGAGACGTAGAAGAGACGACTATACGGATGGTGAACCTCGTATACCAGTTCCTCAACAGACACCTTAAGGATTAAAATATGGCAACACTAACAGTAACAGTCAAAGAAGCAATTACACTTAACAACATCGATTATGGATCGGAACGATCTTTAGATATTTCTAGTGTCAATGAAGTTGTAAAAAGAGTTGTAACGGCTTCAACAACAGAATGCGGATTAATCGGATTTATATCAGCACTTAGTGGTGTGGGTGTAACCGCTAACAAAGTGGGTTATGTTGCAGGAATGTTTGATGATGGTGATGTTAGATATATTAGAATTACAAATTTAGATTCATCCAATCATATTATGTTAACGTTTAGAGATGAAGATAACACAGAATTTAGAATGAAGGTCGATGCTGGTCACTCGTTTATTTATCCAGGTGATAATAGTGGTGGCGTTGTAGATACAATGAAAGCGGCAGGATCCGCTTTAGCGTCAGGTCTTTCTGACTTAGTAGATATTACAGTTGACACAGCTACAGCATCTTGTGATGTTGAGGTATTTGTAGGGAGCGCTTAATGGCATCGACATATACGGATATTGGAACAGAGTTAATGACCACTGGCGAGAACGCTGGTAACTGGGGAACAAAAACTAACACCAATATAAAAATTATAGAAGAAGCTGTTCGTGGTTATGTAGCAGTAGGTGTTGCAAGTGCAGATGCAACTTTATCTTTAACAGATGGTTCTACGGGTGATTCTATAAGAAATGCTGTTATCGCTTTTACAGGTGCATTAGCTGGTAACAGAACAATAACAGTTCCCGCTATTGAACAAGTTTGGATTATGGATAATCAAACCACTGAAGCTTATACACTTACAGTGAAAGCTAGCGGTCAAACTGGAGTTACTTGGGCTGCAACTGATAAAGGAACAAAAATATTATACGCAAATGGAACTGATGTCATAGACACTGACATTGGTGGCGTTGGATCTTACGATTTAAATGGTGAAGAACTAACACTCGATGCTGATTCTGATACAAGCATTACAGCAAGTACAGATGATCAGATAGATTTTGAAATTGCAGGCGCTGATGATTTTACAATGACAGCGAATGCTTTCAATGTATTAACAGGATCGCATGCAACTTTTGCTGATAGTGCTAATGCTAAATTTGGTACTGGCAATGATATGTTGGTTTATCATGATGGATCTAATTCTTATATTACCAATGCTACTGGAGCTTTAAAATTAGCAACAGAAACTTCTGGAATTGCATTAACAATTGGTCACACTACTTCAGAAACAACAATAGCAGACAATCTTACAGTAACAGGAGATGCTCAAGCAACAACAATTACAGCAACAACTGCTTTCGTACCCGATGCATCAGATGGTGCAGCTCTGGGTA